CTACTGGAGTTTTTATCATGGTTTCCATATCTGCGCCGCTGATTGCATTGATATCTATGTTTGCACGGCGAGCGTCTTCCACATATTCAGCATCCACCATTGTTTTTGAGAACGCATTGCGTAGTTCATCTATGCGTGATTTTGGTACACCAGGTGGTGCTACGAATGGGCGCAACATTATGAATTGGGATTCAAAAGCATGAAGGAGCTTTCTGTCTTTATCATCTGTTACATATTCAGCCAGTGCTGGAACTTCCTTATATTCTGGTAGACGGGCCGCACCGTTACCAAACTGGAGCGTTGGATAGATGCCACTGCCTGACTGTAACCAGTTGGGCTTTTGCGTTTTGATACCAATTAAGCTATAGATAACCGCATCCACTTCCTTGCGCTCAAGCGCGAGACGGTTAGCACCGGTCGTTGGATAACCACCGACAATCTTGAAATTGGTGCCAAGCATTCTGTTGACAAACAAAGCCATGTTGCCTGATGTGGCACCCTCAGCACCTACAACGAAGTCTGACCGAAACTTCGGTTCATTGGCCCATAGAATGACAGCATCCTTGCGGCCGTCTGCTACTGATCCAATCCAGTTGAAATGATTTGGATCAAACTGGACACCTTCACCACCTAATAGCCCTACAAACGGAATCTCTTTATAGACGATGCCGATAACGCTACCATCTCTCGGCGCAATATTGTATATGTAATTGGCTGCAACTAAGCTCGCAGCGCCTGGCATTGATTGAATTGTTATGGTAGGATTGACTGGCAGATATTTGCCGAGGTGCCTGGATAGAATCCGAGCGTTGATATTATAGCTATCGTCATTGGAAGGAGTAATTATTTTGAGTTCACTCGCCGCAGCCGCAAGCGAGATGAAGCCAACAAAGAACATTACGATCAAACGAATCATAGCACTATATAGACTAAATAGTCAAGAACATAAATAGCAGAACTAACTCGGAGTGATAAATGGCTATTCCAGCATCAAGACAGGAATTCAAAGACTATATCCTGCGCCGCCTCGGAGCGCCAGTTATTGATATCAATGTGGATGACGAGCAGGTAGAGGATCGCATTGATGATGCCATCGCAAAGTATCGCGATTATCATTATGACGGTACCGAGCATGTCCTGTATAAGCACATAGTTACGTCTACCGACATTACCAATCGCTATCTTACACTCCCAGAAAGCATCGTTGGCGTAACCCGCATCTTTGATCTGGGTGATAGTTATAGCACTTCTAGCATGTTCAACGTCCGTTATCAGCTTCATCTAAACGAACTATTCAACATTACCAGTGTATCGGTTGCACCATATGTTATGGCTATGCGTCATATCGAGACACTAGAAGAAATCTTTGTTGGCAAGAAACCTATTCGTTTCAACCGTCACACCAATACGCTTCATATCGACATGGCATGGGCTACAGACGTGCAGCTAGGATATACGATTATCGTGGATGGATATGCAAGTTTGGACCCAAACACATATACCGACGTGTGGAATGATTCGTGGCTAAAGCAGTACGCGACCGCGCTTGTGAAGCGTCAGTGGGGTGAGAATCTAAAGCTGTATGAAGGCATGCAGCTTCCTGGTGGCATCACATTCAATGGGCAGAAGATTTGGGAAGAAGCAAACGACATGATAACAACGATGGAAACATCACTCATTAACGATTATAGCTTGCCCGTTACGGATATGATCGGCTAAGGATGACAACAAACAAATACTTCCGACCATTCACATACGGGCGTCAGCAGGATCTTGCTGAGGATCTTATCGTGCAAGCGATTAAGATTTATGGACTGGATATAAAGTATTTGCCTCGCACTCTTCGCAACGTCGACCCTCTTCTAGGTGAAGACCCAACATCGACGTTTGACGACGCGGTGGATATTGAGGTCTATGTCAAGAATGTCCAGGGGTTTGAAGGTGAGGGAGATTTTCTATCCAAGTTTAATCTTCAGATCAACGACTCCATCACATTTACGATGGCTCGTAAGCGTTGGAATCAAATCACAACCGCGATGCTCATAACGGAAGTTGGCTATAATTATCAGGTAGAATCCGCTGATACTAACTCTTGGGGCAATACACAGTGTATTATGCTTGAAGCAGGTAATGGTAATAATTATAGCATTACGACACCACGCCCATTTGAAGGTGACTGGATCTATTTTCCACTGAATAAGAAGCTATACGAAATCAAGTTTGTTGAACACGAAGCCATTTTCTATCAGCACGGTAAACTTTACACATATGATTTGAATTGCGAACTCGTGGATCGTATTGGTCCAGATGCTATCGCTACAGGTAACACTGACATCGACGCTATTGGTACTCGCTATGACCAGAATATCCTTCTTTACCAGACTATGTTGGAAAACGGTACATATCTGCTAAACGAAGATGGTGGATTCATGTTAAATGAATACCGTGTAGAGGTTCAGACAATTACAGCCAATAACGAATATTTCACACAAAAATCATTAGATTATATTGATTTTAGCGAGCGCAACCCATTCTCTGAGATTGACAGGTACTAATGTTCGGATCACAGTTTTACCACCAATCACTCCGTAAATATGTTATCATGTTTGGTAACATGTTCAACGATATCGTGGTCAAGCAGTACAACCGCGATGGAACAACCGCATCAGCGGTTATGGTGCCTATTGCGTATGGTCCAAAAGAGAAATTTTTAGTTCGTACACAGCAAGATCCTAACCTGGATCAGCAGATTTCAATTCAGTTACCTCGTCTTGCGTTTGAAATGACGACCCTCAATTATGATGGTAGTCGTCGTTTTAACAGTAAGGGTAAAAATATCGTTGTTACGACAGATAACAACAAAGCTGATTACCAGCATATGCCAGTACCGTATGATTTGACATTTAATCTCTATGCGTATGTGCGTAATGCCGATGACGGCGCACAAATCCTTGAGCAAATTGTGCCATATTTTGGACCCGAGTGGACAAACACCGTCAAAGTTATTCCTGGTATGAATTTGTCAATTGACATTCCTACTGTATTAAACACCGTGTCGATTGAAGATACATATGATGGTAGCTTTGAGAATCGTCGTGCTATCATCTACACGCTTGATTTTACTGTCAAAGGATACTTCTACGGACCAGTTCGTCGCCAGGGCGTTATCAAACGCGCACAAGTCGATTTTGGTGTGGTTGCAAATACTGCTGGTCCTATTACGTTGGACGATGTTGCTCGTACCCCCCGCAGTTCTCGTGTTGTTGTGACGCCAGGACTTCTTGCAAATGGATCGCCGACAACAAACAGCGCATTGTCGATACCATACTCACAGATTTCTGCAAATTCAGCTTATGGGTTTGCATCAAATAATTTCTTCTACATTGATGGATTGAAATATAACCCAAGAACAGGTAATGATGAGTGACAAAACTATATTCGAACAGAGCATTGAATCTGCGCTAAATTTACCGATCGACTCGCCTTCTATGGTGCAGCCATTGAAACCAATTGAGGTCGATTCTGATCTTGATAGCGATTTTGCAACCGCTCGAAATAATCTCCATCAAATTATCAATCAGGGTAGCGATGCTCTGGAAGAGGCTCTTATTGTAGCCAAAACATCTGAGCACCCTCGTGCGTTTGAGGTTGTTGGTCAGTTAATCAAAACCCTTGTTGATGCTAATAAGGATCTTTTAGACATTCAGAAAAAACTAAAAGACTTGAAAAAGGTTGACGAAAAAGATGCGCCACAAACAATTAATAATTCGATTTTTGTTGGTAGCACATCTGAGCTGCAGCAACTAATCAACGGGAGAAAGTGATGCTAAAGAAAATCTTACAGGATACCCTATCAAATTCTAATCTTGTTCTTCCTCCACCAGTTCAAACTGGCACTAAAAAACAACCAACAATTGAAGAGCTAAAGGCTAGAGAAGCTGCCGCACCTAAGAAGAACAAGGTAAGATGAGCAAGACATATCTTGGTAACCCAAATCTTAAACGATATGGGGTGCCTATTCAGTATACCAAAGAGCAGGTTGAAGAGTATATAAAATGTGCAAAAGACGTTGAATATTTTGCTCGGACTTATGTTAAAATCGTCAACGTGGATCACGGCCTTATACCGTTCAATATGTGGGACTTCCAAGCGAAGATGCTCCACACGTTTGCTGACAACCGCTTTTCTATATGTAAACTGCCTCGTCAGGTTGGTAAGTCTACCACATCTATTGCGTACATCCTTTGGCTTGTACTTTTTACGGATCAACAAAATGTTGCAATTCTAGCTAACAAAGGGTCTCTCGCTCGCGATTTATTAGCGAAGCTTCAGCTCGCATATGAATATCTTCCGATCTGGCTTCAGCAGGGAGTTGTCGTCTGGAACAAGGGCAACATCGAACTAGAGAATGGGTCGAAGGTTCTTGCTGCGGCCACGTCATCCAGTGCTATCCGCGGAGGCTCATTTAACCTTATCTTCCTTGACGAGTTCGCGCACGTCCAGCGCAATCTAGCTGATGCATTCTTTGCATCTACATACCCTACCATTTCATCTGGTAAGACGACTAAGATTATAATCGTATCTACGCCACTTGGTATGAATCATTTCTATCGCATGTGGTCAGACGCCATCGAAGGTAATAGCGAATATGCGCCAGTTGAAATTAACTGGTCGGAGGTCCCAGGGCGTGATGAAGAATGGAAAAAACAGACCATCGCTAATACTAGCGAAGAACAGTTTCGTCAGGAATTTGAGTGCGAGTTTATCGGTTCGTCTAGCACCCTCATCAACCCTATGAAGCTTCGCGAACTAACACACGTTC